TAGCATCATCACTGAGATTAAAGTACCTGAAGTAGAACTTCCTGAAGTTCCTGAGGTAGAGATTGAAGTAACTGCACCAGTAGCAGAGGACATGATGAAGAAGAAGATTGAAGAGATGCAGAAGCAACTTGATGAAATCAAAATGGCGTATGATGCCAAACTTGCCTCTCAAGAAGCAAAGTTCAGCAAGGGCATGAGTGACATTTCAGATGTTTTGGTTCAATTGTTGAATACACCATCTGCAAATGCAACTGAAACACCGAAGGAAAGGTTTAATGTACACGTTGAAAAAAAGGAAGATAAACTAAGTCGCTTTCTTGATTTCGCAAAATCTATTAAGTAAAAATTTCTCAAACAATAAAAATAAAATAAAATGAGTTTTAGTGTAGGAACATTGGCAAACTATACAAAAGAGAACGAGAAACTGCTCGTTGTATCTTCTGTACTTGGTAGCAAAACTGCATCTTTGATTAAAGAGGCAGGGACTGTATTAATCGGAGTAAAGTCCTCAGAAACCATAAATATTATGGAAACTGATGCCGTATTCCAAGATGGTTCTTCTTGCGGATTTAACGCTTCAGGTCTGACTTCTTTCACACAAAGGGCAGTAACCGTTGGTAAAATCAAGGTTAACGAAGCACTGTGTATGAAAGATTTAGAGTCGAAGTACCTGCAAAAAGCACTCCCAGCGGGGTCTAAATATGATACTATGGTATTCGCTGAAGAGTTCACAAATCGTAAAGCAGAGAAAATTGCTGCACAACTTGAAAAAGCCTTGTGGCAAGGTGACACTGGAAGCGTTGATGTAAACCTCAATAAGTTTGATGGTTTGATTAAGTTGATTAATGCAGCAGGTGGTACAGTTGTAAACGCTAACAGCGTTGCTCTTCATGGAGTTGTTGAGACTTCAATCACTGATGCAAACGTAATCAGTATCTTTGATGATATCTACAAAGCAATTCCTGCTGAGGTAATTGACAAGGAAGATATCGCAATCTTCTGTGGTATGGATGTTTTCCGTACTTACACTGTAAAGTTGAAGTCTTCTAACTTGTTCCATTACAAGTATGATGAGGCTGCCAATGGTCAGTTCTTCCTTCCAGGTACAAACGTGCGTGTTATCGCAGTTCAAGGTCTGAATGGTACAAATGACATCGTAGCATCAAGGATTTCTAACTTCTACATAGGCACAGACCTTTTGGACGAGCAAGAAAAATTCGAACTGTTCTATGCCGCCGAGGCAATGCAAATGAGGTTCGTATCAGAATTTAAGATGGGAATCCAACTTGCATTTCCAACGGAAGTAGTTAAGTTCTTCGTTTAAATAACATTGATGGTGAGGGGTGGTTTCCATCCCTTGCCTTCATTATAAATTTTATAATATGCCGTGTGCTTTAACTCAAGGATATGTATTGGACTGTAAAGAGTCCATTGGTGGCATCAAAGCGGTTTGGTTCATTCCGTTTGAAAATGTCACTGCGATAACTGAAGCCTCTGGTGTTGTTACTACAATCACCAAAGCATCAGGAAAAGTTTTCTATAAGTACCAATTGGTAAAGCAGACCTCTTCACTTACTGAGAATATTACAGCATCAGTTGAAAATGGTACTGTATTCTATGCCCAAGAATTGTCAATCATCCTCAACAAACTTCAAGCAAACACAAGAAATGAGATTCTTCTTCTTGCTAAGAACAATCTCCTCGCTGTAGTTCAAGATGGTAATGACAAGTATTGGTTGCTTGGCAAGGTGAATGGTGCTGATCTTACTGGTGGCAATGGTGCAACTGGTACAGCTTATGGAGACAGGAATGGTTATACATTGACATTTACTGCCAATGAACCTGCACTTGCTCCTGAGGTGTCAAGTACGATAATTGCAGGATTAACTGCGTAAATAGGAAGGTTTAGAATTGAGTAAGGGTATCCATTTCGGATGCCCTTTCTTTTTGGGTAAAAGTCAAGGCATTGCCTATTTAGATACAATGATACAACTGACACAAGGGGCAACTGAATTCATTTACCTAACATTAACGGAGAAGCAGACACTGACTTCACCCAATTACCTATTCCGTTTTGTGAATAGAACCACAAGGGATGAGGTTGTTTTTGTTTTGCTGAATGCTCTTGATGTATCACCTTTTAAGGATAGGTATAATAAATTCAGCATCAAAGTACCTAAATACTTTGGATTGGGAAATGTAGGGGAATGGTTATATTTTGTCTATGAGCAATCAAGTGCTTATAATGTAGACTACACCAAAGCGACTACATTGCTTGAGGAGGGAATAATGAAACTGTCACCATCAACCACATTTGAATATACACAGCACGAGGTTGACAATACATATATAACAAGATGAATGATTTAGTAATATTAAACTTTCAGGAAGCAAGGCAACCTGAGTACAGAGAAAAGAAGGGTAAGGGATATATTGAGTTTGGTGAAAAGAACGATTACCCTAACTATCTTTTGGCATTGTATAACAAGAGTGCAAAGCATAACGCTATCGTTAAAGGTAAAGTTAACTACATTATTGGGAACGGGTGGAAGGCAGATGAGGCAGACCCTATTGCAGAGCAGTTCATTGCTCAACCTAATCAGTTTGAATCTCTTGCCGATTTGACAAGGAAGGTGTCTATTGATATTGAAATCTTTGGCGGTGCTTACCTTGAGGTTATTTGGTCTGTTACAGGTGGGCAGTTAACTGATGTCTTGCATATTGATTACACCAAGATTAGGAGCAATGCAGATAATACGCAGTTTTGGTATAAGAAAGATTGGAATGAGAGGAAGGATGAGTTGATACCTTTAATGGCATTCAATACGAAAGTTCGCCAAGGTAAACAGATACTTTATATTAAAGAGTATAGACCAGGTTTGGACACCTATGCTCTTCCAGGATATATGGGTGCATTGAACTATATTGAATCAGATATAGAAGTCAGTAGACACGTTTTGGGGAATGCTCAAACGGGATTCAGTGCATCCAAACTTATTACCCTTCCAAATGGTGAACCTTCTCCCGATGAGAAGCGAAACATTGAAAGAAGGTTTACTGATAGGTTTAGCGGTAGTGATGGTAAGAAATTCATCTTGTCCTTTACCACTGATCCTGCAAGGAAACCAATTATTGAAGACCTCGGTGCAAGTGATATTACAAAAGAGGACTTCACAAGGGTTGATTTGATTATACAAAACAATTTATTTGCAGGTCATCAGATTACCTCACCAAGTCTTTTTGGTATTGCCGAACCTGGTCAGTTGGGAAGCAGAACGCAGATGCGTGATTCTTATGAGATTTTCAAGTCTACATATTGCAACGATAAGCAGCAGTTCCTTGAATCTATCTTTAATCAGTTAGCGGTCCTAAAGGGTGCGACTTCTGAGATTAGCATTATCCCAGTTGAACCTATCGGATTTGAGTTAAGCGAACAAGCACTTTTGCAGATTGCTCCTAAAGAGTGGTTACTTGAGAAGGCAGGAATAGATGTTGCAAAATATGCACCAACTGAAGCGGTACAACCTTCTACAAATCAACAACAGATTGAAACCAATGACAATCTGAAGAATCTAAGCGGTAGACAATATCAACAATTAATGCGAGTTATTAGGCAGTTCTCTCAAGGTAAGATATCCAAAGAGATTGCTACAACTATGCTCAAGTCAGGTCTTGGAATGACTGACAATGAGGTTAATGCTATGCTTGGCATAGATGATGACCCAATGACTGAGGACTTCAGTTTTTCTGCATTGGATGAGGATACTGTTATAGGCTTATTTAGAGAGGTAGGAGAACCGAAGGCAGATTATAACATCATACATTCTAAAGCGATTTTTAGTGCCAAGGATGCGTTTGCAGAGGGCGATTTGATAGACAAGACACTTGATAAGCAAATCCTTGCATTGATTGATAAGGACAAGAAGATAAGCATTGATGACATTGCAAGTGCGGTAAAGAAAACAAGAGAGGTTGTTCAAGGTCGGTTGAGTTACTTGGTGGAATCGGGTGCAGTAATTTATGACCCAAAAGTTCAAGAAAGGAAGTTGACTAAACCACTCAACAAGTTGGTTGATGATATGGAGATTACAACCTTTGAGGTCAAGTATTCATACGAGTGGAAACCTATTGTGCCAAGTATAGAAAGAGATACACCTGAGCATCCTTCAAGGTCTTTTTGCAAGAAATTAATGAGAGAGGAAAGACTTTGGAGCAGAGCAGGAATTGAGATGCTAAGTGCAAGACTTGGTTACTCAGTATTTGACCGAGGCGGTGGTTGGTGGGGAGATTCTCCATCATGTAGGCACGAGTGGAGGCGAAACGTAGTAGTAAAAAAGAAGAAATAAAATGAGCAGAAATATATTATTCATATCAGTAGATACGATAAAGGACAGAACAGGTTTACACGTTAATGTAGACCCTAAGTTGGTCTTTCCTGATATCCTTTATGCACAAGATGCATATATTCTCCCTGCTTTGGGAACTGCACTTTATGAGAGGTTGCAAAGTGGGATTGAGTGCGGTGACTTGAACTGTGATGAGGAAACCTTGCTGAACACCTACATAACACCTTGTCTTGTTTACTATGTTATGAGTGAACTGCCAATGGCGTTATCATATCAGTTCTACAACAAGGGAGTAGTAAGGAAAACAGGAGATAATCAAACCGAACCGAGTGCATCAGACTTGGCAGATGTTGCCAATAGGTATGGAGCAAGGGCAGAATTTTATAAGCAAAGACTTATCAAGTTCCTCAAACAAGAATCTCAAGCAAGTGCTAAGTATCCCGAATACATAAACCCAGGTACTGGCGTAGATACCATTGTTCCCGACAATGATGCTTACACTACTACCATTTGGTTAGGAGACTACGATTGTTGCAGGGGTAAAACCTTTGAAGAAAAATATCAAGGAAACGTAAATCGTTGCTGTGGCGAATAAAACATATACTAAAAAGAACCAAGAGAAACTGCGTGTCTATCTTGAAAAAATAAAAAAGGATGACCCTAAACCAAATAATAAAGACAATCGAGGACTTGGGAAATGCCCATCAACAAATCAAGACAACCTATTACGGGAACGCTTTTGATTTCTTGAGCAAGGGTACTGATAATGTCTATCCTGCTTTATTCTTTGATCTAACGGGTGCATCTATCAATGGCAAGACTTCAACAGTAAACTTCACCTTGTTTTTTTGTGATAGGGTACTTCCTGAGCAATCAAATGAGCAAGAGGTATTGAGTGACCAATTGCTGACTGCTCAAGATATAGTTGCTCAGTTGCACTACAACGAATATGATTTCATACTTCAAGATGCGGTAACACTTGACTTCTTTACTGAAGATACTCCCGAATATTTGGCAGGAGTTAGTGCAACGATTGCTCTTGATTTACCTTATTTGCAGAATAGGTGTGAAGTACCAACAGACTACACTTATCCATCTTAATACTATTTAAAGAAAAAGAAATGGCATCAGATTTTAGACCTGGGAAATTAGATATACAAATTTGGAGAAATGACACTTGGCAGCAGGTGTTTACTCTTTTGGCAGATACTACACCAATCAGTCTGCTTGGTGCAACTGTTTACATTCAAGTCCGCAAAGGATGTGGTGGTACTCTTGCTTTGAGTTTGACCAATGGAAGCGGTGTAACTATCGGAGGTGTGAGCAATAATCAAATAACTGTGAGCAAGTTGGTAGATATTGCCAAAGGTAATTATGTGTGGGATATGCAGGTGACTTTCAGCGGTGGTGTTGTAAAGACATACCTTGAAGGTGATTTTGTTGTTTATGATGATGTAACTAAACCATAAGAGATGAGTATTGATGTAAATGTTCAGAATGATTTAGTAATAGTTACTGAGAGCAGTGAAGACATAACAGTAAACGTTAGCAATGCCCCTGGTCCTGCGGGTGTAGGTGTTCCTACTGGTGGCACTACGGGTCAGGTGTTGAAGAAACTAAGCAATACTAATTACGATACATATTGGGCATTAGATGGTGGTGGTGTTCCTTATAGCGGTGCAACGGGTGATGTTAATTTAGGCGAATACGGATTAACGGCAGGACAATTAACTCTTGACACTACACCAACGGGAACAGCGGTAGTTGGTACTACGAGATGGAACGATGCAATAGGAAGCAGTGAGACCACTTTAAAAGGTGGCAATGTAATCTTGAAGAATGGTGTTGACTTGGTGGCAAGAGTGGTGAACAAGGTTAGTCCTAATACTACATTAACCAAAGCAGCATACCAAGCTGTACGGGTAAGCGGTGCTCAGGGTCAGAGGTTAGCGGTTGCACTTGCTCAAGCAAACAACGATGCGAATAGTGCTGACACTATTGGTCTTGTTATTGAGACAATAGCAACCAATCAGGAGGGGTTCATCATGACTGTTGGGCAACTTGAGAACATCAACACAACGGGAAGCCTACAAGGTGAAACGTGGGCAGATGGTGATGTACTTTATTTATCACCTACAACAGCAGGAAGAATAACAAAGGTCAAACCAACGGGTAATGGTCATATTGTAGTCATAGGATACGTTGAGTATGCTCACGCTAATAATGGCAAGATATACGTTAAGGTGATGAACGGATGGGAGTTGGATGAACTCCATGACGTTGCCATAGTTTCACCTGCTGACAATCAAGTTCTAACCTATGAAGCGAGTAGTTCGCTTTGGAAGAACAAAGCAATACCAACCTTATCAGATGGAGACAAGGGAGACATCACAGTTAGTTCAAGTGGTGCAACTTGGACAATAGATAACGGAGTAGTTGGTGTTGCTAAACTTTCAGCAACAGGTACTCCATCCTCAACAACATACCTAAGAGGTGATAACACTTGGGCAACTGTGAGTGGTGGTGGTACTCCTGCTGGTTCTAATACTCAGATTCAATATAATAATAGTGGTGCTTTTGGTGCGAGTGCAGGATTGGTGTATAGTGATTCTACGGGAGTAATGACATTGAGTAAGAGTCAGAATGCATTAACTAATTTAGAAGTAAAAAATGCAACTTCAGGTTCTTCGGCTTATGCACAATTGCAAGTTACTGCTGGCAATAATTCATTTATAATGGCAAAGTATTCTGGCAGTACAAGTCCATATAAAATAATATCTGCAAATGATGGATACCTTTACAATAGTTTTAATGTTGGAGATATTGCCATATTGAACGATAATTCAAGTGGTAGAATAAAATTTGCAGCAGGTAGTACATCTACCGCCCAAATGACCCTTACTGCAGCAGGCCGCCTATTGTTGGGAACAACGACAGAGAGTACGTTTTTACTCGATGTCAACGGCACTGCGAGGGTGAGTGGTAGATTATATTCAACAGGTGGGATTGATTCATTAACTGCACCTATACTTGCTTATGATGGTGGAGCAGCAAATAGTAGAGCAGGTTTAGGCATTTCAAGTGGTACATTAAATGTATTTGGTCCAAATAATTTATTATTAGGTGTTCTAAAAGACCAATCAACAATGACAACATCAAATGCAAATATTTGGTTGTCTAATGGATTGACTCAAGTTAACACTGTTTTTGATGCATCTTCTTATAAATATATATATGCTCCAGTTTCTATATCTTCAGCAATAACTGCATCATTTGGAGCAGCAAGATTCCATAATACTTATAACGCATCAACAACAACATATACACAATATCCAATTTTATCAATAACAAGAGCAGGTGAAAGTGGTGTAGGTTATGATATGTCTGCATCATTTGGAATTAGGAGAAGAATAGTAGGGGGGAATACACCAAAGACAACTATTGATTTGAATGTTGGAGAAACTGCAATCAATGGTTATCCTGATGTAACTATAATGACAATTAGTGCAACTGGTGTAGGTATAAATAATACAACACCAAACACATCAGCAATGCTTGATGTTACATCAACTACACAAGGATTTTTGCCACCTCGGATGACAACCACACAAAAAAACGCAATCGGTACACCTGTAGCAGGTCTGCAAGTATACGACACAACATTAAATCAAATGTCATATTACAATGGCACAACTTGGGTAAACTTTTAAAATAAAATAAAAATGGCAAAACAAATCTCGCCTGTTACAATATGGGCAAACGGAACAAGTAAAGATGCTGAGTATCTTCAAGTGACTGGCATCAATGATAATTATGAAAGCAGTGCTACAAATTATTGGGCATTGTTCACCAAAGTCACTACTGATGGTGTTGATTCAATGGGTGAGCAAGTTGCTCAAGGTAACTTGACAATCCAAGGGCAGGATTATATTGATTGGGGAAATCAGCCTGCAATGGATATCAATACTTGGATTTATGATTGGGTAGCAGAGCAACTGAACCTTACTATCATCTAATGAGTGCAGTAACTCAAATAACGGGAACGGGTATACTTAACGCAGTACCTACAACAAGAACGCTCACAATCGGTGGGGTCACTTTAGACCTATCGGCAGACAGAACTTTTACAGTTAGTACTGGACTTACATCTGTGGGTATATCAGTTCCTACAGGTTTTAGTGTTGCCAATTCTCCGTTAACTGCAAATGGCACAATAGCATTATCTTTTGCAAGTGGTTATGCTTTGCCTACAACAGTCAAGCAAGGGCAATGGGATGATGCCTACACTTTTGTAGGTGCTTTCCCATCTCAGACAGGCAATAGCGGTAAGTACCTTACAACTAATGGAAGCGTTCTTTCTTGGGCAACAGTTAGCGGTGGAGGTACACCAGGCGGTACAAGTGGAGAGATTCAGTTCAATAATGCAGGAACATTTGATGGTGCTGCCAATGTTGAAATAGATGGAGGTGATTTGGCATTAATAGATGGTGGATTCCCTACAACACCATCAGCAGGAAAGACTAAGGTCTTTACTGATGCAATGGCATCAAGGAGGTTAGTTGGTTCTATTGATCCAAACGGTAATCACTTTGATTTCCAACCTGCATTATTCAATTCAACCATCTTTATGTGGTTGCCAGGTACGGGAACAACCTTAGCAATCAATTGGGGTACTTCATACACTGCAAGAAACAATGGTAACGCTGCTGCACAGGCAACACCTGCAAGGGCATCAACAAACGCAGTCACCTCAATGAATCGTGCCACATTTGGTACGGGTTCTACTGCAACGGGTGCAAGTGGTATTCAGTCAACTGATACAGTTGCTTGGATGGGTAATGCTGCCAATCTTGGTGGGTTCTTCTTTTATTCAAGATTTGCTCTTGAGGCATTGAGTGGTACATCAAGGTTCTTTGTTGGTGTTTCTGCTAACAACGCTACAATGTCAGCAGATAGTTCCACATGGAACAATACCATTGGAATCGGAAGGGATAGCGGAGACACTACACTTCAGTTCATTATGAGGAATAATGGTACTGTTACAACCAAGAGGAATACAACCATCACTCCTGCTACTACTGATATATTTGATATTTACATATTTGTGAGACCTAATACTTCTGAAGTTAATTGGGAGTTAAGGAACGCAGTAACCAATGCGGTATTATCAACGAATACTGAGACTGTAAACCTTCCATCAAATACCACCTTTATGTATATGCAAGCACATATTCAATCAGCATCAGGTACAACTGCAAAACTATTGGCATTGAATCGTATGTACTTAGAATCAAACTTATAATATGGCATTGACATACAAATATGTAATAAGGCAGTCGGTTAATATGCTATATTATACAGAAAACCATTCAGTAGATATGGCAGATAGATGGAGTCCTAACTTCTTGGATGCTCAACTTTATGATACTAAGGCATTAGCAGAGGCTGAGATTGAAATTGATGAGCATGGTGCTATTTATTTTCAAGTACAAGAAATAACAATAAAACTTTAAAAAATGACATTAACTGAGTTGAAAGCACAAGCGTATGACATCCTTGCACAGATTGAGTATTTGCAGAAACAGTTGCAAGAAACGAATGCTAAGATTGGCGAAGAACTACAAAAAGAGAAAAACGAGAATGGATAGCAAGAGCATTGGAATGTGTACAGCGACTATACTACTAAACGTATGGGCAGATATTGCTCTTTCGGATGTTGGTATAGTCGTTGCTATTATAGCAGGATTGTCGACAATAGCATACAACGTGTATAGGCTTTATAAAGAGATGAAGTCATGAGGCAGTTTTTTACAGAGGACAGCAACAGATTAAGCATGAAGCGGTTTTGTGCCTTCATTGGTACGTTATCTCTTTGTGCTGTGACCATCTATAAACCATCTGAGGAAGGCATCTATGCTTTAACTTTTATAGTTTCCTCAGCACTTGGGTTTACATCAGTTGAAAAAATATTCAAGAAATGAAAATCAAACTTGACCCTCTTAACGTATTGCTGATAGCATTCATATCAGTATTTTTTATTTTTTGGTTGGTATC